CTTGTGCTGCTGGCCCTTGCCCGGCTTCTGGCAAATAATTCGGCGTTGCAGTAGCGGCAGTAACATCTCCACCCCCGCCGTATGCACCCACCATTGCAGGTGAATCAGCGGCGGTTGCGGTCAAAGTGCCTTCAGCACCACCACCATATCCACCAACAGCAGCAGGAGTATCTGCAATGGTTGCCGCCGCGCCGCCTGTTTCAGCGCCAGCACTAATTGCTTCAGCGGCAGCAGCACCGCCACCAATAGCAGCACCAGCACCACCAGCAGCGGCAGCTTCAGCGCCACCATAAGCAGCAGCTTCAGCAGCACCTGCGCCTAAAATTTCCTCAGCAGCATACGCACCAGCTTCGAATCCCATATCAAGCTCCTAAAATTTTTGCCATCGTGTATTCTTCGTTGGCGTACCCAAATCTTTCCAACAACGGCCCAAGGGAAGTGTTGAATTTGACGTGCCATAGTACCTTAATTAGACCATTTTTAGCAAGTTCTCTCTCTGACTCTTTTATCAGCTTGACCCCCGCCATTCCTTGCCTTTTGTCTTTTCTCAAGTACAAAACATCGTTCATTGCCGTCCTCAGACCCTTGTAGTGCAAATGGGTCTGCACAGTAAAGATTGAGTAACCAATGAACTCACCCTTTTCCCATGCCCCCAAAGACACCAGCATCCCACAATCTTCCAATTTCTGATACTTTTCCCAATTCACATCNAGTTTGACAACATCNTTGTTTAACGTCAATTCTTGGTANTGTTCTTGAAGCAAATCCCCCGACAATTCCTTAAATTCAACAACCGTAATAGGGCGAATTAAGTAATTTAGAGGTTCAATACTTGGTTGATGTATTCGTGTACCTGTCTGTGCAAATCCATCCATGTTGCAAACTCCCCCTCATCTTTCAAGTTTGACGTTGCCAAATCAGGCATTCCTGTTGCCCCCAACGCATCGTAAATGCCTTGGTGTTCAATCTGGTGATAACCCAACCAATCCCTATCCCATTGCTTTGCATCAATGTAAGGATAGTGATTAATGACAATTCCCTGAGACAACAAGTAGGTGTAATACTGCTCATGACTCATTGCGTGAGCCAAAGAGAAGTCTTCAAACGCATGAGCGTCATTTACATCCATGTCTGTAAACTGTGAAATGTTCACAATTAAGAAGCCTTTTTGTCAGTTTTGTCTTGGGTTTACAGGGGGTATTGTAAACAATTAAACAGCAATTCAAGCGTATTGCCGTGTTCCTGCTTTGTCGATGATTAAAGCCATTTGACGGGGTTGTGCATCCTCAACATTGGGAATTGAAACGTGCGTCCAGCGGTCAAATTCTCTGATGCACTGGTCATAAGGCAGACCAGAATTAATGATGGCGGTCACCACCTCATCAGGAGTCATGCCCTTAACCCGAATGTCGGCAGCACAACCATGACGGTGTTGAGACTTGTCTGTTGAACCAACAGCTTTGTTGACTTCTGCTGATCTAAATGCCGAGTTGATGTGAATTTCCGCACCACCCAAGACTTCTCTAACCTGTTCTAAAAAAGCCGCCAAACGCACCAAATTTGCCATTTCAGCCTCAGAAGGCGTGTTGTCAAACTCTCTGTGGTCTGTATGCGTAAGTTCTTCGTAAGTAAAGTTTTCGGACAAGTTCATGGTTTTTCCTTTAGGGTTAAAATGGCGCAGAGAACAGGGATTGCCGTCCCTGCCTCCACTTCTCAAACCATTGTCTGAAAGGGACAACAGCGTGAACAAAGATGATTTTAAGCATGTCAATTACAACCCTGATACAGGCTTGTTTTTTTCCATTACAAACATTGAAAAACCAATTGGCACACGCAATAGAGGTGGGTATATTGTTTTTAGAGTGAATGGAAAATTGCTTTACGCCCATAGAGTTGCTTTTTTTCTTGTGCATGGCGTAGTGCCAAAAATAATAGATCACATAAATAGAGATCCATCTGACAACAGAATTAAAAATTTGCGAGAAGCAACGCCATCGTTGAATGCTCAAAACACAGTTTCCAAAGGAATTACAAAACCCAAGCAAACCAAAAAATGGGCGGCTTCGATTACTTGCAACAGAAAGCGGATTCATTTGGGGTATTTTGATACTGCCGATCAAGCGCATGAAGCCTATATTTCGGCAAAACAAAAATATCATCCTAACGCCCGACCTGAATTAACGACTTCCTGACGCTTTCATAGGCGTTGATGCAGGTGTTGAGCTTTCGGACTGTTGCGTCTGCGTCGTCTGTGATGGCGACAAGAGCTTGAGCAGCCTCTGGCTGTAGTTCGGCTGTTCCAAAGTCAACTCCGCTGGAAGTGGGGGCATCTGCGGAGGCTGATACGGGGCACACTGGGGTTTTGACAGGAATCCGCAACTGCATAACACCAGCGGCAATATCAGCATTACGCTTTTGTTGTAAAAGTTTTGCATTTTGATTGGCTTTCGTCAGTTGAGTGGCTTGGGCGTTTACAGCAGAAGTTAGTGCTTGCTCTTTTTGTCTGGCTGCTTCATTGAGCTTGGCAATTTCCAATTGTTGCTTGGTAATTTCATCATGCCCACCTTTGTAATACCCGCCGCCAAAAGCAGAGATCACAGCAAAGATGATGCCAAGCAAAACGTAAGGATTGAATATGCTCATGGCACTTCCGGTAAATTAGCACTTAGGGGTTTGACAGGCACTTGAGGCGTTGGCGGCATAACAGGTTTGGGAGGCACAGTAGTTGCCTGACTTCCATGTCCAACAGCCATTAACGTGCCAATAATTGAAATCATGCTGGTCAACACAGTCTTAAGAATCTCAAACAAGACGGCATCGTTCTTGGCCTGACCAATCATCGGTTGGGTGACAAAGATAAAGCAATACAGCACACCAAAAACCGAGCCAACCAAACAAGCTACAAAGCCCATTTGAGTCATAAATTGACCAATGGCGTGCCATTCTTCAGGACTTCTTTTTGAATTGCTCATACATTTCCTTTGGAATCAAATCTTTAGTGCAAGTTCCTGATGCTTCACATTGAGGCGGTTCGCACTCTTTCTTGCCCCAATTATCAGGGTTTTGGCAAGGATAACGGTAAGTATCTTGGCAAGCAACCAGCAGCAAAAGCAACAAATATCTCATTTCTTTTCATTCCTATTCTGTTGTTCAATCTCGCGTCTGAGCTTTTCTACCTTTTCCACCTGTGACTTAGCTTCTTGCTTGGTTTCCAAAATGTCCACGTACAACATTCCAAGCAACGGCAAAAGCAAGGCAATCAAGACACAACAAGCTACCCATCCCATTATTTCCTCTCCCACCTGTTCAGGAGTAGAAACCACATCCATACGTACAGCAGGAATATTGCTGTTCCAATCAGGTACGCTGACTTTGCTTGAAGGTTTCTTTGCCTTTCCCGCCGTAGCCATAACTTGTACCTTTCCTTTGCCTCTTGCGCCAGCCTTGCCTGTTCTTGCTCCTCTTGGATAACTTCACGCATCTCAAACACTGAACTGTACAAAGCACCCATCTCAGGAGGGCTTTGGTACACCATTGTTTCCCTGATCGTTACTTCCAACTCTGCCATTTGCTGTTGAGCCATTACCCTTTTGAGGGCGGCTTCCATGTGGTTTTGATCTGGATCGTAAACGGTCTTGCTTTTTTCTTCCTCTGCTCTTATGTGGGCGGCGAGTTGTTCTTGGAGTCTGAAGAACTCGGTGAGGTTTTTGACAATATCGACTTTGACNTGAGTCTCGTCCACACTGACATACTCAGACTTTTTACTTTTGGCAACAGGCTTGATTTCAGGCTTTGCGCCAAAGAACTTGCGAAAGTTACTCCAAAAACCAGTAACTTCTTTATATATGCCAACAACTTCATCAGCAGTACGCTTGACTTGGACAAAAGATTCTTTGGCTTGCTTGTATAAATCGCAACCTTGCTGGATATTTTTGACCAGCCCTGCTGCAAGTAAACAAAGACTGATCGGATCAATTTACAGCCCCAAAAGTTTTTTAACAAACTCACCAGCAACGCCCGGGCCAAACAACACGCACAACATGACTGCGTACAACAGATATTCAATCTTGGTCATGCGTTTGTCGCCTTCAGCCAATGTTTTTTGAATGGCTTCGTACCTTTGGGCGCAAATTGCCTCATGCACGGCAAAATCTATTTCAAGGT